GCCTTTCACGCTGCACAAACTCGATGAACAAGATATCACGCTCACAACGCCTCGAATGGATAAGTACTTCGAGCGCACATCGTGTTTTTCTATCTGGGTACGCCCAGTTCAGGTCTATGGCCAAGCCCAGCAGCCTTGGCGCAGGATGCCGCAAGTTTTCTGTGTTACTGGTAATGCACCAGTCGATCAGTACAACTACATCCGCATTCGTCCTAAGCAAATTGGATACTACGAGTACCGATTTATTCCGCGTACGGGATCGGATATTGCAATCAACAGCATAGATACAAACAGAGTTATCCGCTTAAATGCGAATACTGGCAGCATCTTGGGAATAGATTTAGACACAGACTATGGCGGTTTTAGAATCACAACCAACGGCGATGACACTATAACTATTGCTGACATTCGCTTAAACGACGAACTTGTAACAGACCCGCAAGAGGGCAGCATAGTAACCACTACCCAAACCACGCTTCCAACAGCGTTATCCCAATACGACCAAAGCTCGAACAATGGCAGCATCCAGCAAGTCGTCAATGCATGGCTCACCGAAAGACTGGGATATGCACGCGATTATCCCGGTCGCGTCCGCAGCGCCACCATCACATTTGATAAGCCCGGCGTGGGGCAAATTGTCTTCAACGTAAACGCTACATCTGTAGCTGGCACACTTGGCGTCACCATTGGTCAGGTCTATCTCAACGCAAACCGTGGAAATCCTTACCAGTGGACAAACGTCTCTTACAACGTCATTTCTGCAAACGGCACCTGGAACACATCTCACAGATTTACTGTCGTCATTCCGGTCAACAACGACTTTTCGCGTGTAGGCGGCTATTCGGAAGTCAACGTTGCCTTTGCTGTTACCGCTGTCCAAGCCGTATCGACAGTCAACAGCTCTACAGTCAGCAGCGCTGAGCGCGTATTTGAAGAAAACTCGCAGGTCTCAGACTGCAGCCATTATCTGGAGCTTACCAAGTCCAACGAAAGCGGACCCGAGCATCAGATCGTTTACGTCAACGAGTGCATTTCCAACGAAACACTTGCCGAGTACTACGGCATGTCCACACTGGGATTCACCGTTAAGTCCAGCGGTCAACTTGGCGGCATCGGTCAAATCCGCGCTTGGGTGCCAACCGGCATCAGCGTGTACCGCTTGATTGAACAGGACAACAAACCCAGCAACCTTTTTGCCGACCTTGTCTACTACTTACTGACCAGCAAAAGCCAAGGTGTCGGCAACGTCGTCCCTACAGAGCTGATCGACGTCGAATCACTCACCACAACCGCCCAGTACTTACGCGCCAACAAGATCTTCTTTGACGGCGTGGTGGAAGACAGCGACAGCCTGCGCTCGTTCCTTTACGACAACGCAGCCTTACAGCTCTGTAACTTCACTATCAAAAACGGCCGTTTTGGCATGATGCCTGCACTGCCTTACGACAGCAGCTACCAGATCAGCACCACGCCCGTCGCAATCGAGCAAATCTTCACCTCGGGCAACATCATCCAAGACAGTCTGCAGGTTCAGTACATCGACGCCGCCCAACGCGCCAACTTCCGCGCCTTGGTTACCTGGCGTGTCACCGTCGAAAACGACCTGCCGACACAAGCCTCCGCATTGGTGGATTGGGCCGACATCCCCGAAGGCAGCCGCTCCACCACCCAACAGACCTTCGATTTAACTGACTTCTGCACCAATCGCGCCCAAGCACTAAGGACCGCACGGTTCCTGCTGAGCATCCGCCGCCGCGTCACCCACACGGTCAGCTTCAAGACCGTACCCGACGCCCTCGGCATCCAACCCGGTTCCTACATCCGCGTTATCACCGAGGCCACCACCTATAGCGCCACCAACAACGGCGGCATCACTGACGCTGGCACCTTGGTCAGCGTAACCTCCATCGCCAACGGCACCTACGACGCCCTGATCTACAACCCCAGCACTGGAGCCGTAACCGAGCAACGCATTACGATCCAAAACAACGCCGTCACAGATTCCGCTTTGCGCGGCTGTCTGTTTACGTTGCTCAGCCTTCAGACCAGCGCATCCGTTTATCAAGTGGAGCAACTAACGCTGGACGAGGATGGCTTGGTAAATATCAGCGCCGTAGAAGTGCCCGTCGATTCCACTGGCGTTAGCATTGTGGCTAAGGACGTGCTCACTGAGGCGAATTTCCGCGTACTGGAATAATGGCTTTTCCGACACTGACGCCAACCAGCCGCGAGTTCAGCCCTGGAGCGTGGCCCATCAAAAATTACAACTCACAATCGGGCGCCGAGATCCGAATTTTGTACGGATCCCAACGTACCAACGCCAAGCTTGGTCTTAGCTACGAAAACGTAACTGACGCAAACGCCCAGCTCTTCATCGACGACTTCAACTCAAACATCGGCACACTGCGCACTTTCACGCTTCCTTCCGCTACACAAAACGGCTGGAACGGCAGCGCGGCAACTTTGGATGCGCCACCTGGCACAAAGTGGCGCTACGAAAGCGAGCCGCAAATCCGCTCAGTGAGACCCGGCCGTAGCAGCGTTACAGTGAATCTGGTGGCGGTGATCTGATGGCCAAGATTTATACCGGACGCGACGGCCGCCTGCTGATTGATGGCGTGGAGCAAATCAAAGTCAGCAACTGGACGCTAACTGGCTCGCTCGAAACGCTGGAAACCACCACGCTTGGCGAATCGCAGCGCAGCTACGTACCAGGCGTGCAGGAATTCAATGGCAGCGCCACACTGCTGTACTACAAAGATGATGCAGATCGCAACGACGCTGCCACTGCGTTGAAGAAAGTGCTACGTGTTGCTGGTGTATCCACCAGCGATACCGTCACAATGCGTCTGCGTTTGGTGGACGGCAACACAAACAGCGACGTGCAGCTTACCGCTTACATCACCAGCGTCTCGTTTGGTGCCAGCGTGGGTGAAGTCAGCTCTGCCCAGATCAGCTTCCAAGGCACTGGAGCACTAACGGCGGTAACTATCTAATGGGCATCTACTTAGGTCAAATCGGCCAAATTGAACTGACCCGTAAGTCTCTAGAAGGGTCACTGGAATCCATCGTCAATCCTTCGGACGTAAACACTGAGCGAGATCGCTTCAGTTTTGATTTCGACGAAGGCTACCTAGTCAGTGGCGATTTAATTGAAATAGCCACCACGGACGGCACAAATTTAGACTTTGTGTCTGCAGCGGGCTGGACAGTCGGTAGCGTCCAAACCAGCGGTAACTGGTACGTAGCTGTAGACGAACTCGGTGGAATTAAGCTGTACGACAACTTCGACGACAGCTTAGAAGGCAGTACAGCAGGCCGAATAAGCCTTACAACGATTACGCGAAACATCCCAATCCGCGTAACTGTTCGAGATCGTGACTCCCGCATCCTCGCTGATGTTGTTGAGTACGAACTCAACACAAATCGCGAAACAGTCGACATCACAACACTCAGCGATCAACACCGCCAGCAATACAGCAGTCTTATTACAGGAAGCGGCAGACTAACCGCACACTGGGACTACACCAACATCGCTGGAACAGAGCCTGTGCATTACCTGATGCAGTTGGTTGTGCGCACAGAAGTTGGGTCATCTTTTCACGGCAAATTTTACGTAAAAGCTGAAAACACTACAGCCCAGACGGGATCTTTTTCTGCAACACAAATTAACGACGCATTGTGGTGGGAATTTGATGCACTGGTCACAAGTGCAGCAGTAAATTTTACGCCGGACAGCGTGATCGTTGGGACGATTGATTTTGTAGCTACTGGACCAATTCGCTTAAAGGCCCGCACGCAGCAAAAACGCTACCTGCTGCAAGAATCCGACGGCAAGATCGAGCTGGAACAGGATCCAACGTCTTACCTGCTATTGGAAGAACTGGAGTAAGCCCTAGACTGGGTTTAACTGTAAGCACTGCCAGGAAGCTGCGGGCATGGCCGATCTCAGGATTACGGAACTGGCGGCTCTTGCTGGCGGCAACTTGGCCGCAGGCGACCTTCTGGCGATTGCGGACATCAGCGCCAGCGAGACCAAAAAAATCACAGTTACCGACCTTGTCGGTAACGCCGTCACGCTGATTGCCGACGCGACAATCCCAAGCGCCAAGATCCTGTTTGGCGCTAACACCATTAGCGGCGATGCGCTTCAGGATGCCAGCGTCAACACGGGCGAACTCGTCAACGACGCTGTAACCGCCGCCAAACTGGCCGACGAATCCACTGTCGATCTCGTCACGACGCTTCCGGCCTCTGGCGCCTTCGTCGGTCAGATCGCGCTCGACATCGACGACAGCAAGATCTACTGCTGGAACGGCAGCACTTGGGTCAGCATCAAAGCCGCTGGCAGCATCAACACCGTTGTCGGTGACACAGCCGGCATCGTCAACCTGACCGTCACCACATCCGGTGATCAGGTCACGATCACGACTTCACTAGACGCTACTGGCGCAGCAGCGCAATTTCTCGCCGGCCCAACTTCTGCCGCTGGCGCAGCCACCTACCGCACGATTGCAGCAGGCGATCTTCCAACAGCAACCACTGGCGCCAAAGGTGCTGTTGTCGTCAATGGCAATGGCCTGACAATGAGTGGCGACACCGTCGTCATCAACAACACTGTCACCGCCGAAACAAGCAACTACCACGTCGTCCAGTACAACGCCAAGGGTCTGGTCACCGGCGGCCGGCAAATCATCGCGGCTGACGTTCCAGTCGCTACTGCTAGCAGCATCGGTGTCGTCAAGCCCGGCTCCGGCCTCGGTGTCGACGGCGCTGGAACGCTTGACCATACCAACTCAATCACCCCGGCAAGCGCTGCCAAGGTCACCTACGACGGCCAAGGCCACATTGTTGCTGCACTGGCACTGTCCGCAACAGATATTCCCGAACTTGACGCCAGCAAAATCACGACGGGCACATTTGCATCAGCGCGGCTTGCTGCCAATAGCGTCACGGCAGAACAGCTTGCCGACTACGGCATCGCGCAAGTCAGTAGCAGCCAGCCAGTTCCTGAGTTTGCGGGCCAGCTCTGGATCAACCCCACTGACCGTACTGCCTACGTGTGGGTTGGCCAAGTTTCTCCTCCACAGGGCTACTACCTCCCGCTCAACAACGAATTCGGCGCTCAAGCCAACTTGCGTTTTGGCGGTACCTACAACGCTAACACCAACACAATCGCCAGTCTGAATACCTACGGCGCTGGCGCTGGCCTGACAGTCGGATCTTCACTGATCTCACCAACAGCATCTAGCGCCGGTGTGTACTTGCTGGTAACTACTGCCGGCACTGGCACATCACCCGCGCCTGCGGTTTCCCTCGACGTCGGCGACTGGATCCTTAGCCCCGGCCAAGGTACAACGTGGACACACGTCAACTTGGTTGGCGCAGGCATCAGCGTTATTGATGCTGGAGACGTCACTTTTGCCGGTAGCTCCTTAACGCCAGCCATGACCGGCGTTGCGGACGCCGAAGCAGCTTTGACCACATTGTGGGGCCGCGTCCAAATCGCCACAGCATCAACGCTAGGCATCGTCCTTGAAACCACCGAAATTGAGGTCAACAACTCCACGGGTGCCATGACTGTTGGCACTGTTGATGAAGGCACCTACTGAGCAGTGGCATGTCCGGCTTTAATTACAACGGCGAAAACCTGCCCAGAGGAGGCACACCGGGTGAGCTGCTTGTAAAGGTCAGCAATGTCGATTACTACGCGCAGTTCAAAACGATCACGGAAACACTCGCTGAATATGAATTCGAGATCGACGAAGGTGAATACTAGACTTGGCCAGTAACGCCGTCCCGCAGGGAGTTAAGGCATGGCCACGTACAAGCATCTTCGTAGCAGCACTGCAAATAAGCGTCCCACAACAACGATTGTTGACGGCCAGCTCGCAATCAACACGAACACCGCAAGCCCCGGCTTGTTCTTCAAGGATTCCGCTGGCACAGGCATCGTCAAAGTAGGCCCAGTACACGTCGGCACCACGGCACCAAACAGCGTGCCGGCTTCTGGCGGAAGCAGCGGAAACTACACAGGTGAGCAGTGGCTGGACACGAGTGTGTCTCCTGCTCAGATGAAGGTCTGGAACGGCAGCACTTGGGTCGGCATTGTCGCCGATGAACTGCCTGTCAGCAAACTGCAGGACGGTGCCGCCCGCCAACTCATCCAAACTGATGCTGCTGGTACTGGTGTTGAGTGGACCAGCAACGTAGACGTGCCCGGCACGCTGGACGTTACCGGCACCGCGACATTCGACAGCATTGCGCAGCATCCGTTAGGTAGTGCTTCCAACCCATCAATTAGTTTCAGCGGGGACGCAAATTCTGGACTGTACTCCCCCGGCGCAGACCAAGTAGCCATCAGCACTGGTGGCACGGGGCGACTGTTTGTTGATTCTAGTGGAAATGTAAAGATTGGAAA